TCCTTTAGCGATGCCACTTGACAAAAACCTAAAGTGGCTTACATTTCAACTTGCAAAAAGCACCAAATCTATTGCCGAAGTGCTAATGGATCAGGGCTTATTTTCTGGAGTAGGAAACTATATTAGGGCCGAAGCGTTATATGCATCTAAGCTCTCACCCTGGCGGAAAGCGAAAGACCTTACGCAGGATGAAGTTAAAACATTATGTCAAGCGATTGTTGATGTAATGCAAGAGTCTTACCAACACCAAGGCGCAACTATTCATACTTACAAAACCGCTTATGGTGAAGAGGGTAAATATGCCACCCTATTCAAGGTATATGGTCAAAAGAAAGATCCGTTGGGTAATAAGATCATAAAACAACAAACGCCAGACAAACGAACAATTCACTGGTGTCCCGACATTCAGATATAAGGTATTATCATGTCTCCTACATTAATCAAGATTTTAGTTGCCATCGGCGCCATTCTTACGATTGGCGTTTTAGGTTTTATTGTTTACAATCAGATTCAAATCAAAAACCAACAAACTGCTATTCAAACTCAATTGGTAGAGCAAAAGCAGTTAGTGGATGGCATTATGCGCAGTCAGAGTCAGTACGCTACCAAAGCTGATATTGACAAGTTTGCCAAAGACAACAATATCAATCTTAATGCTATCAAAGATGATTTGGAGAAGTTAAACGCTCAGGTCACCTCCATCAACGTAGTGCTTGCAAGTAGTAGTGCTCAGCATGGCACTCACATCCCAAGTGGTCCGCCTGGTCCTGTCAACCCAACTCCAGTAGATCCAAGCAATCCGGATCCATGGGGATATATGAAGGCGCAGCAGAACTTGGCCCTCAATGAAGACTTCGGTACTGTGAAGGTGCCATTCGGACAGGTTGGTTTCTCAGCTTGGCAAAAGGATCCTTGGAGCATTGATATTAACCAAAGAGACTATAGTGTGGCTACCGTTGTAGGCACTGATGAAAACCAACGACAATACTTCTACAACAAATTCACTGTAGCTACTGGTGGTAAAACATATGACATTCCAATCAAGTCCGCAACAACCAAGCAAGAGTACCCATCTCCTAAATGGAGCTGGTGGAACCCAAGGTTGCTAATGGGACTAGATGGTGGAGTCAATATCTCTAATGTGAAAGGTGAGTTCACTCCAAGCGTCAATGTAGGTATTATGTCTTATGGCCAATATAAAACCACGCCAGATTTCTCTATCTTAGAAGTCGGTGTAGGTTATGGAACTGTTAACAAGACACCTCAAGTAGTAGTTACTCCGGTGGCTTACAACATTGGCAGAAATCTCTTTTCACCATTAATGAATAACACATATATAGGCCCAAGTCTCCAAATTGGTACGGATGGTTCCATTGGAGCAGGAGCGGGCTTAAGGGTAGGTTTTTGATGTTACATATTCTCACTTTAACTTGGAACGCGGCTGACAAGATTACTAAACTGCATGAGTCTCTCATGCCAGCCTTAGAAGGCATTGACTTCAAATGGTGGATCAAAGATAACGCCTCCAAAGACGATACGGTTGCACGTGCGGCTACTTGGGGCGATAAAGTTGTCTGTTTCCCATATAAGGATAATCGTCAGAACTTTTCAGAAGGCTGTAACTTCTTATTCAATGAAGCTAAGCCGGATGATAAAGACTATGTCATGCTATTGAACAATGATATCATCTTTAATGATACTACCTCTATCAAAAAGATGTTAGACATTATCAAGAATGATGAGTCAGTTGGAATGGTCGGTGCAAGATTGCTGTATACCAACACGGACCAGCTACAACATGCTGGCGTAGTTTTCAATCCAACCTACAAGACTCCAATGCACTTCCGCGCAGGTGAGCATACTGATGCCGATGCCGAAAGGAATCGTGAGTTTCAGGTAGTCACTGGAGCCGTTTGTGTTACTAGAGCCGATTACTTCCGCCAAGCTAATCCAAATACTAAATCTGGTATTGCTGGAATGGATGAAAGCTATCACTGGGCTTTTGATGATGTAGATTTGTGCTTGTCTATTAAGTACAATCTGAATAAGAAAATTGTCTATTGCGGTAATACCAATATCTTCCACGAAGAGAGCGCCTCTTTGAAGAAGAATCAGGTCAACAAGTTATTCTTAAATCATAACTTGCAATATCTTTTCAAAAAATGGCAGGGTCGCTACGTTATAGACCAGGAAGCATATACGAAAGATTCTAGATTGAATCTTTATCGAGGGCCAAATGTTGGTTGAACCCGGATTTTTCAAACACTTCAAAGGCAACGTCTATGAAGTTTTTGGAGTTGGTAAACATTCTGAAACGGGAGAAGAACTGGTGGTATATCGAGGGCTGTATGACAGCCCTCATGGCTACGGTGCAATCTGGATTAGGCCGGTTGCTATGTTCTTAGAGACAATTGAAAGAGATGGTAAAACTATGAGACGTTTTGCCCCAATTTCAACTGAAGAAGCAATTGAAATCTTGAATAAGGTGTGAATGAAAAAGGTTCTTGTAACAGGCACATGTGGGTTTATCTTTAGCAACTTCATTCGTAAAGCTATTTACGACCAAAACCAGAAGAGGCCAGAAGATAGATTGTATACTTTTGTTAGCGTTGACCGCGTAACGGCCAATGCTATCAACTCAATGTATTGGAACAAGAACCATATCTTCCATCCAGCAGATATACGTGACTCCCATGTCATGGATGTAATCTTCCAGTTTGAGAAGCCAGATATTGTTATTCATGGAGCGGCCGAAACCTTCGTGGATACCTCATTGAAAGACCCAAACTCTTTCGTCACCTCTAATGTTTTAGGCACCCAAGTTGTTATCAACTGTTGCCTTAAGCATAAGGTAGAAAAACTAATCTACATTTCCACAGACGAAGTGTATGGACAGCTTACTAGCGAGTCCGACGTGGCCTGGAAGGAGAATGCGGAACTCAATCCTAGAAACCCTTACTCGGCTTCTAAAGCGGCCGGAGAACTAATGGTCAAAGCAGCCCACTATACGCATGGGTTAATTTATAACATTACTAGAAGCTCCAACTGCTATGGACCTCGCCAGCTCCCCGAAAAGCTGGTCCCCAAGGCGATAAAGTGCATCATGGACGGAGAGAAAATCCCTATCTATGGTCAGGGCCAACAGATTAGGGACTGGACCTACGTGGCCAACAATTGTTCGACCCTAATGACAGTGCTAGATCGTGGTAAACCCAACGAGATTTACAACATTTCCGCCAACCAAGAATTCACTAATATTGAAACTATTAACCTAGTCTGCAATGCCATGAATAAGGGGCATGATTTGATCTCCTTTATTCCAGATCCGCGCCCCGGCCATGATTTCAGGTATGCCATTGATACTACTAAGATCCGAGAATTGGGATGGAAGCCATCCTATAAGTTCCGAGATGGTATTAAAGATACAGTACAGTGGTATGTAGATAACTCATGGTTTTTGAAGTGATATATAGGAAATACAAGGAGAATTAATGCCTGCAACATCAGATACCGAACAAGGTCAAAAAGAAGAAATTGTGGACGATGTGTCCAACACAGTAGTAAAAACATCCGAGACATTAGACGTAAATAAATTAGCCGCACTCAAGGCTAAAAGCCAAGCCAAGCAAGAGGAGAATAAGATGGCGGCAAAGATCGTATCAAAGAAAGACAGAAGTATCGTATTAGGAGTTCTAGGATCAGGCCAAGCCGGCTCTAGAATCGCCGAGGCTTTTTACAAGCTGGGCTACGATGCTATTGCCGTCAACACCGCCATGCAGGATCTCAAGTTCATTGATATTCCTGATTCAAATAAACTCTTGTTAGAGTATGGTTTGGGTGGAGCCGCCAAGGAAACTGAAATTGGTCGTGCCGCTGCCGAAGCACATCGTGGAGAGATTCTCCAGTTGGTCAATGAAAAACTACAGGGCTCGCAGGTCAACGTACTATGCTTGAGTTTGGGTGGTGGTTCTGGTGCCGGCTCTTGTGAGACTATGGTAGACATCCTTTCCTCTTTAGGAAAGCCGCTTGTCGTCGTTACTGTACTTCCAATGGATACAGAAGACGCACAGACCAAAGCTAACGCACTTGAGACTCTATCCAAGCTGGCCAAAGCCACTCAGACTAAGAAAGTAAACAATCTAATCGTAGTAGATAACGCTAAGATTGAAGCTATCTATCATAATATCAGCCAAGTTGATTTCTATGGTGTTGCCAACAAGGCCATTGTAGAGCCAATTGATATCTTCAATACCCTTTCATCTCTACCATCTTCGGTTAAGGGTCTAGACCCAATGGAATGGGGTAAGCTATTTACTGATGGCGAAGGTTTAACTGTCTATGGCGAATTGACCATTGAAAACTTTGCTGAAGATACGGCCATCGCAGAAGCTGTTGTCAATAACTTGAATGGCAATTTGCTAGCTGGAGGTTTTGATCTCAAGCAGTCTAGATATGTTGGTGTTATCATTGCGGCCAACAAAGAAGTTTGGTCCAAGATTCCAAGCTCCAGCATTACTTATGCTATGGCTATGGTCAACGACCAGTGTGGCACACCAAAGGGTGTGTTCAAGGGCATCTATACGATTGACACCCCTGACCCAGTTGTCAAGGTGTACTCTATGTTTGCTGGCCTTGGTCTACCAGAGTCCCGCGTCACTCAGCTAAAGAAAGACGCAGCAGAACTAACCCAGTCTGTCAAGGGCAAAGATGAACAGCGTAATCTGTCACTCAACCTAGATACTGGTGTCAATGAAACTGTTTCTGCGGCCCAGAAGGTTAAGGAAAAGATTGCAGCCAAGTCTTCTGCTTTTGGTAAGCTAGTTGGTGGTGTAGTCGATAGGAGAAAGTAATGAAACTTGGCCTTGAAGAATTTTGGGGTAAAAGAGTTGCAGTAACTTGGGGAAATCATTTCATGCAAGGAGTTTTATCTGAAGAGAGATCTAACTCTGGATACATTACCTTAGTTGAGATTCTTCCCTATGTAGAATATAGAATAGCACATGATGCTATTGATAGTATTGGCATCTTCTTTGAAGAAGGGGCCGTTGATGGAGACTGATATACTAAAACACTTCATTGGCAAGAATGTAGAAGTTCTTGTCTCTGGTGTTTGGATTGAAGGTCATATGCAGCCTATTGCTAAAGGGGTTGTTACATTAGTCCCGACCGAAGAAACTGCTGTGTTCTATGGCCCATGTGCATTAAAGGCTGATGTAATTCAAGCTATTAGACAGATAAGAAATTCATCTGAAAAGATGGCTATACCAGTTCCAGAAATTAATGCACCTCCCCCAGTTAGATCTAGTCTCGAACAAGTAACACCAGGACAACGTTTTAAGAGGAATCAATGAAGAAAGCTAAGCGAGTAACTAAACGAGAGAAGAAGGCCATGATCAAGTTCTTAGAAGAGATGAAGGCCAATCAACCACAGCAGGAACCTCTTATCAAGCCAAAAGCCCGTAAGGCTAGCAAGTTACTTACCCTTACTAAGTATCTTGAAAGACAAGCTCAAAAGAAGCATGACAAGGCCCATCATCGAGAAGAAAAGCGTGATGCTAAGGCAGGCCGTGAACACAAACATGATCATGAACACAAATGAGATACGAAGTTTTAACTAATTATTTCGGGCAGCACGTAGAAGTATCTATACTATCTAAAACATTCAGCGGAGTCATCAGGCGGGCCGAAGCAGATAGTGGACAAAATGATATTGTCGAAGTCGAGCCCATTTCTGATTATCATAGAAAGCGTTATGGTTCTGCCGTATTAGATGTAGAAACTATTACATCTATTAGAATGGTCAAACCATACAATGATGATGAGGAAGATGATTGCTCTGACTCAGCAATATAAGGCGGTAATATGACAGATTTGATTAAGGGAATTGATGTTTCAGTTTATCAAGGCGATAACATCAATTGGAAAGCAGTAGCTCAAGCAGGTTATAAGTTCGTTATTTGTCGATGTGGCGTTGGCAACAATGCTAAAGACAAAAACTATGAAAAGAATATAGCTGGAGCAAAAGCGGTAGGTCTAAAGGTAATGGCCTATCATTTCATTTATCCGTTGCCCACTATTCCTGGTCAACCCCTACGTGATCCTAAGGCCCAAGCTAAGCTTCATGCTGATTGGTCCGGAAGTGATATCCTAGCGGCTTGTGATCTTGAATGGCCAGAACCAGAGAATTGGGTTAAGTGGGGATGTACTGCTAAGCAAATTGTTGATTGGACTGTAGCCTATCTAGAAGAGTACGAAAGATTGACTGGTGTTAGACCAATCGTTTATACGTACCCATACTTTGCTAGGGCAATTAGTCTTCCAGCCTCTTTCGCCGAGACATATAAGCTATGGATTGCTAGCTATACACCTACTCCAACTATCCCTAAGCCTTGGACTAACTGGGTCATTTGGCAAGACTCTGGCGGAAAGGTCACTACCTTACCAGGTGGAGGCCCAGTAGATACTAATAAAGCGCGCGACCTTTCATTGTGGGATGAATTTGAGAGTCGTAATACTGTAGAAGAGCCCCCGGCTCCAGTACCTACACCAGATCCTGTACCTGAGCCAGTTCCGGAACCAGTGCCAGCGACAATTCCATCGCCTCCTGTTCCACCACCGACTCCTACCCCACCATCTGGCGGAGTAAACTTCTTGGTAGCATTCTTCCAAGTTGTTGGCGAAGCTATCGGTAAACTGTTCAAGAAATAATTATGCCATCACAATATGTAGTAGTACAGTACGGTAACGTCATGACTGGCGAATACTTAAACATTGGAGTTTATTCATATGACATGGCAGATGACAAACCAAAAGTGTATTCTAAGTTCTTAGAGAACTGGACTCGCGTCAATGCCGCTTTTGGAACAAATGGTAACACTGTTACAGATCCAATTTTTGAGGAGATTCTTAATGAATGGCTCAAAAAGATTGAAAGCAAAGAAGCTTTGCAGGAAGCCATCAGAAACGCGAACTCTCCATATTCTAGTTTAATGTTTACTAAGCCCCGAGCATCGCTAAACTCCGCAGAAACCTTGGCAGAAGAGATGGCAAAAACCTTTCTTGTTGAGTAAGTTTTGTCGAGAAAAAGGTACCAGTTATATATGATCTCTGTATGGCAAAGATCATTATCAAAGGCAATACTTCGCAAATTATCGAGGAGTCGGATGTCGAGCACATCCTAGCTCTCGATAAGCATCTGTCATTTTATGTGATAGGTGCAGAGCACACTGCTGCCTTCAAGGGATATCTGAATCGTGACGGTGATTGGGTCAAGTGGGACGGCTTCAAAAAGCTTCTTACACCGACTTTACAATTCCCCAGTGGTCTGGTTGATAGAGTCAAAGATTTCTATCAGGAGGCTGGTAAACCAATTGAAGTTTTGGATAAAAGAACTGCCAAAACACCGGGCACCCCTCGCAATATCCTCGACAATTTGAAAAAGATTGGCAAAGAGCCGTACCCCTATCAAACGGAAATTCTCGATGTCATTGACAAATATGATCGAGGAATTATTAAAGTAGCTACGGGTGGAGGAAAGTCTCTCATCGCAGCGCTTATTGCCGCAAAATTGGGCAAGAAGACGATAATCTATGTAATTGGAAAAGATTTACTTTACCAATTCCACGACTTTTTCACTCAGTGTTTTGATGAGCCTATTGGTATTATTGGTGATGGTCAGTGTAAGATTCATGACATCAACATAGCAAGTATCTGGACCATTGGTCAAGCTATTGGTATGAAGAAGAATGAAATCTTACTTGACTCTGATGACGATGAAAATCCTCTCAACAAGGCTAAGTATGCCGACATTCTAAAAATGATGAAGGAGACTAAACTCCATATCATTGATGAGTGTCACATGTCTGCCTGTGAAACCATTCAACAAGTATTCAAACATTCAGCATCAGAATATCTGTACGGGCTAAGTGGCTCTCCCTGGCGTGACGATGGCGCCGACTTAATGATTGAAGCCATTCTTGGCAAGTACATTGTTAATATTCCAGCCTCCAGATTAATTAGAGAAGGATACTTAGCACAACCATTCATTAAGTTCCGTGTTACCCCGCCTTATCCATATGAATTGGAAAGGCAGTACCAATCAATCTACAAGAAGTATATTGTAGAGAATGATGTTCGTAACGGATTAGTGCTAGATGCAGCTAAAGCTTTAGTAGCCAAAGGATATCAAACATTAGTTCTATTTAACAGCCTCAAGCATGGCAAGATTCTACACGAGTTGTTTGAAGAGCACATGAGCTGTGCTTTGTTAGATGGCTCTAATGACAAGGATGAAAGAGAAAAGGTCAAGAAAGACCTAATGAACCACAAGATTGATTGTGTTCTTGCCTCTCGCATCTTTGACATAGGTGTAGATATTCCATCTCTCTCAGGACTAGTCATTGCATGTGGTGGCAAGTCAACCGTCAAAGCATTGCAAAGAGTTGGTCGAGTTATTCGTAAGTATCCTGGCAAGAAGTTCTCGGTGATTATTGACTTTGCTGACCAAGCTCCATTTTTGGATAATCATTCTAGAATAAGACACCGTATTTATACATCAGAGGATGGCTTCAATGTCTCCTGGCCAACAGAAGTAAAACAATCAAGGAAGAGAAAGAAGAAAGATGAGCAAGACGAATGATGATGGAGGGGCCTTGTCCCCCATTCCGAATGACAAGTATAAAAAGTTCTTCGAAAAGTTTACCGAGATTGAAACCCTGGATGTGTCGCAATGGAAAGTTGCACACATCCTTGGTTATTTCTGCAAGAAGTATAAGCAGACTTATGGAATTGACTATTCTTGGAAGTTCAATAATCAAAGCCCAACTAAGTGTTTTGAGGTCTGG